GTCCTGGCCGCCGTGCTCGGCGTGGGGCGGACCTGGGTGACGATTCACCTCAATCGGCTGATGGACCGCGGGGCGTTCAACATCCAGCGCGGGCCGAAGGGCCAGGGGCATCGGCGCTATCCGGTGCTGGCGCAACGGGCTGCTGAGCGCGGCCGGAGGATCGCCGCATGACCGAGTACACGATTGCTGCGATCCCGACCGTTTACCGGGGCCGGACTTATCGCAGCCGGCTGGAGGCCAAATGGGCCGCGTTCTTCGATCGTCTGGGATGGCGGCATGAGTACGAGCCATTCGATCTTGGCTCATGGTCGCCTGACTTTTTGCTGCCAGATCTTGACACGTTGGTTGAGGTCAAGCCGTGGACTGAGTTCGACCAAGATACGGCGTTCAGAATCGCACAAGCTGCTGAATATAAACAAATCCTTCTGACAATGGCGGCGCCCAAGATTGAGGGTGGTTTGATTGCTAATCTCGGGTGGTTCTTGGGCGACGAGGGTTGGCACCACGCCTTCGTTGGGTGGCTAAGGCACGAGGGACGGCCGCAATTCAACGCCGACATCGTTTTCCCCGCCTCAAAGGACGGGGGGGCGGGGACGCCAGATGGTTGGCAGGCTGCTGGTGGTGAGTTCTGGGCCACCGGTGATGTTTCTCAGTGTCTGTTCCCTTACCACGACCACACCATGAAGCTCTGGGTTGATGCCTGTAACGCCGTGCAGTGGGAGCCGGGTGAATGAGCGCGCCAGCATTTGCATGGGCTTTGGAGCAGGGCCAACTGCACGGCCTGTCGCCGCTGGAACGGCTAGTGCTGCTCTACCTTGCGGACAAGGCCAACGGCGAGCGGGTGGCGTGGCCTGGGCAGCCTCTGATCGAGAAGTTCACCGGCGTTTCGCAGAAATGGCTGCGTCACATTCTGCCCCGGTTGGCAGCGGCTGGGCTGATCCGGATAGAGGCGACGCCGGGCAAAGTGACTAGGTATCATATCCTACGGCCGCTCAATGGCACCGACAATGCCCCGGAACCCAGTTCCGGAGTACCCCGGAACCCAGTTCCGGAGGGAACCCAAGCAACCCCGGAACCCAGTTCCGCCCCACCCCGGAACTACGCGGCTGTGACCCCGGAACCCAGTTCCCTAACCCCGGAACCCAGTTCCGCCGAACCTTCTATATCCAAGAAAGACGAACCTAAGAGGCGGGCGCGCGCGCCCGAAGCGCAGATTTCAGATTTTGGGGAAGTAGGAAAGGAAGCCAGTCCTTCCGAGGCGCCTGAGCCAGACCCAGGCGACCACCCTGTCGATCCTGGGCAGTTCCAGGCGCTCCTGGCCGGCATCGTTCGTGGCTTCAAGAACAACTACCCACCTCGGGTGTCTGGCCTCAGCCCTGACGAGATGCGCGATGCCCTCGATCCGCCACAGCGTTTCGTCGGCAAGCCGGTTGCGCCCGAGGTGGTAGCAGCCCTCAGACGCCAACTCGTGAGCGCCGCATGACCGTCAACGACGACCGGAGCGCCGCATGATCGCCGTCAAATGCCCGAAGTGCGGCAAGGACCGCCTCTGGGGCCGCCCGTGCGGCCACTGCGGCGCCGCATGATCACGGCACCAGCGCCAGGGAATCCAGCAATATGAGCGATTTACAGCCGACTGGCAGGTCGCCGCTCGGGCAATTCCTGCCAGGACACGCAGGAAATCCACGCGGACGACCGCCAGCTCGCCTCGATGTCGCCGAAATGTGCCGACGCCTCGGGCCTAAATGTATCCGCAAGCTGGATGCGTTGCTCGACAGCGAGGACGATCGCGTCGCGATGGCCGCACTGGTCTACGCAATGGATCGCGGCTTCGGTAAACCGGTGCAGGCAGTTGCAGATGCAACTAGCGGCGATCGGCTCACCTTCCTGCATCTCGTTGCCATGCGCGCGTTCAGCGACGAGCTGCACGCAACACGCACGATCGACGCAGCAGTTGCAGATGATACCAATACCGTTCCGCATGAAACCAACGGCACGAAGCCGCCGCGCAATCTGATGGAGCCGGCGACCGAATGACCGATGAGCAATACCAGGCTGCCATGCGCCAGATCGATGATTACGTGCTGACCACACGCTGCCGTGGTGTGTTGCGGAACTCCATCTATGCCACAGGCATGGATGACGCCTCGCGCGCAAGCATCCGTCGCAAGGGCCGGATGTGGTGGATGCGACAACCAAACTGCGGCAGGCGCACGGTAGACGAACTCGCTGAGCTGGTCGGTGGCTGGGAATGCTGACGCTCCAACATCCCGACGAGGCATTCGACTGGGGCGCGGCAATCGGCGCCTCCACCAATCCGTTCGCAACAGCCGCCGCACGCTACGGTCGCGCGCCAGTTGCCTTCGTCCGCGAAGTGCTCAAGGCCGAGCCCGATCCGTGGCAGCTCCAGGCCCTGCGCGCGCTCGGCAGCGGCCACACACGCATCTCGATCCGCAGCGGTCACGGCACTGGCAAGAGCGCATTCGCAGCATGGGCGCTGGTGTGGTTCAGCAACACGCGCATTCCGTTCAAGGCCGTTGCCACCGCGCCCACATCGCCACAGCTGTTCGACGTGCTGTGGCCCGAGCTGCTCAAGTGGCACAAGACGCTGCCCGAGGCGTGGCAGAAGCTGTGGGATCTCACATCGGACCACCTCAAGCTCAAGGCCGATCCCGAGAGCTTCATCACCGCGCGCACATCGCGCCCAGAGACGCCAGAATCGATGCAGGGCGTCCACAGCACCAACGTGCTGCTGGTGTGCGACGAAGCGTCCGGCATCGCTGAGCCGGTGTTCGAAGCAGCCGCCGGCAGCATGAGCAGTGCAGGCGCAACCACGATCCTGATCGGCAATCCGACGCGATCCACCGGCTTCTTCTGGCGCACCCACAGCACCGAGCGCGGGCGCTGGTTTACGATGAAGGTATCGGGCCTCGACAGCCCACGCGTTACCAGGGAGTTCGTCGATGAGCACGCGCAACGCTACGGGCTCAATAGCACCGCCTATCGTGTCCGCGTGCTGGGCGAGTTTCCCGAGGCCGACAGCGACACGTTCATCGGCGCCGAGTTGGTCGATCAGGCAATGCAGCGCGATGTCGCGCTTGATCTCACCAAGACGGAGATTTGGGGCTTGGATGTTGCGCGCTTCGGTGACGATAGCAGCGTGCTCATCAAGCGCCGCGGCTACGTGGTGACCGAGCCGCCACGCGTCTGGCGCAACTTCGACACGATGATGCTGGCCGGCGCGGTCAAGGCAGAGTGGGACATGATGCCGATGAACCGCCCGGCGCTCATCGCCATCGATGCGATCGGCATCGGTGCAGGCGTTGCTGATCGGCTCATGGAGCAAGGGCTGCCCATCCTGGGCGTCAATGTCGGCGAGGCGCCGAGCACGACCGGCAGATACGTGCGACTGCGCGACGAACTCTGGGGACGCGGGCGCGAATGGCTGGCGTCGCGCATGTGCCGGCTGCCGCGCGATGAGCAGCTGCGCGATGACCTCGTTGCGCCGCGCTACACCTACACCAGCGATGGCCGGGTGCAGATCGAGAGCAAGCAGCAGATGCGGGCGCGAGGGCTGGCAAGCCCTGATCGTGCCGATGCGTTTCTGCTGACGCTGGCCGAGGCTGGGTTGATGGTCAGCAGCCAGAGCGACGCGGGGCTGTATGCACACGCGCCGCTGCGGCCTAGCATCGCCGGAATGGAGATATGAGCGTGACGCTGATCCTGATCATCCTGCTGGTGCTGCTTCTGGCCGGAGGCGGCGGCTACGGCTGGCGCTACGGCTACGGCTACGGGCCGTATAGCATCGTGTGGTTGCTGCTGATCGTGCTTCTGGTGCTGCTGGTGTTCGGCGGCCCGAGGGTGGGGTGGTGGTGATGCGTGGTCCTGAACCGAGAGGGAGAGATAGAGCGCGCGAATATCAGCGCGCCAGACGTGCGAAAGGCAGCACACCATGAGCGGCCAGCAGTCAGCGCCACCACAGTTACCACCTGGGCCGGTCAGGCCAGGCTCACCTGAGACGGGCGGAATTGGCGGTATGCAGGGCATGCAGCCTGGTGGTGGCGGGCTGCTGTCGCCCAGCATGTGGCAGAACCCGAACCCGCCGCCGGTGCCGCGCATTCAGGGCCTGATGCAGCCAGTCGGGCAGCCTTTGTCGGTTGAGCACGTGTTTGCCAACATCACCAAGGGCCCACCGGATACGATCCCGGCCGACAGTGACGACAGCATGCCGCCGCAGTTACTACCGTATGCAGCGGGGCTAAGGCCATCCGATCGTCCGGTCGCGGCCAACTGGCAACAATCGTTCATCTACGAAAAGCTGGGCAAGTCCGACAGCGAGATCGAGAGCATTGCTCAGTACTATTTCAAGATGGCCGAGCGGTACGATGTCTATCTAGGACGCGAACGAATTACGGCCTCGCAATATTATGCAGGGCGTCCTCTTGGCGATGAGGAACCTGGACGATCGCAGCTTGTCATGACAACAGTCCGCGACACGATACGGGCGACGTTGCCGAGCTTGCTGCGTGTCTTTACCGGGGTTGAAGACCCAGTCTCATTTGAACCCATGTCCGATGACATAACGGGAGACGACAAGCTCTCCACGACACTAGCGCGGCAAGCCACCGATTATTGCAGATGGGCACTATTCGTATGTAACCCCGGTTGGCAGGTTCTCCACGATGTCCTCTTGGACGCGCTCACCAGGAAAGCTGGTTGGGCAAGATGGCACTGGGGAAAACGCGAGCAGACCCGCACCGAGGTGTGCGAGAACCTGCTGCTGCCGCAGTTGCAGATGCTGCTGTCAGAACCCGGCATCGAGGCACAGCGCATCGTGCGACGGCCGATCCAGCAGTCCGAGGTGCAGCTGCTGATGAAGGTGCCGGAGGTCGCGATGTATCTCCAGCAGGGCGGCGCGCCGGAGTATTGGAGCGCCACGATCACGCGGCATGCGGCGCAGAACTGGCCGGTGGTCGAGGCGGTGGCGAGCGAGTGCGTTTGGGTGGTGTCCGATGCCAACACCGTGGAGGGCGCTAAGGGCATCTTTCACGTACGCGATGTGGTGGCGTCGGACCTGATCGAGATGGGGCTGCCCGAGGACAAGGTGCTGCGGCATGTGGACCACATGTACAGCCCGCGTGTGCGGCGTGAGACCATCGCGCGCAACGAGGCGGTGGGCCATAACCTGCCGACCTCGCCGCCGAACGATCGCAGCATGGCGCTGGTGCGCTATTGCGAGGGTTGGATACGCTGCGACGCGGACAACGATCACCGCGCCGAGTTGCTGCATGTGCATATGCTCGGCAATGCGACCGAACTGGTGCAGTGGGACCGGACGGACGAGGTTCCGTTGAGCTGTTTCACGCCCTACAGGGAACCCGGTCGCATTATCGGATCATCCCAGGCTGACATGGTGATGGATTTGCAGCGCATCGAGACGCGGGTGTTCCGCTCGGTGCTGGATAGCCTGGGCCAGAGCATGTTCCCGCGGACTGTGGTGACGCTCGGGCAGGCGAACTTGCAGGACGTGCGGCAGACCGCGATTGGATCGATCATCCGGGTCAGCCAGCAGGGCGCGGTCACCGAGCTGACCAAGCCGTTCGCCGGCAAGGAGGCGCTGCCGATCCTTGAGGTGCTGGAGGCGATCCGCGAGAACAGGACGGGGATTACGCGGGCATCACAGGGCCTGTCGCTCGATCAGTTGCAGAGCACGACACCTGTTGCCGTGTCGCAGCAGACATCGGCGGCGCAGGACAGATTGGACATGATGGCGAGAACACTCGCCGAAACCGGTTTGGCACCGTTATATTCCGGGCTGCTGAAGATGATGGCGCGCCAGCAGGACCGGCCGAACGTGATCCGGCTGCGCGGCGAGTGGATCTCGATCGACCCGCGCGCGCTGGCGACGATGTGGCAGACCAGCGTCAATGTGGGAGGGAAGGGGCTTCCGATGGAGCGGCTGGCGATGTTGCAGGGCATCGCGGCGAAGCAGGAGATGCTGGTGCAGCAGGGCGGGCTGAACAATCCGCTGGCCGGCGTGCCGGAGTATCGCAACACGCTGTCGCGGATGCTGGAGACGGTGGGGATCGCCGATGTGAGCAGCTACTTCAAGCCGTTGCCGCCGGGGTGGCAGCCGCCACCACCAACGCCGACGCCGCCTGACCCGTCGCTGATCTTGGCCGGGGTGCAGCAGCAGAAGACCGCGGCCGACATCGAGGACACCCGCGGCGAGGCGCAGACCAAGCGGGCGCAGCTGCTCAGCGACGACGACCGCGAGCGCAGCCAGGCGGCGCTGCAATACTGGACCCAGGCGTATGCGGTGGCAGCGCAGCACGGCACGCCGCTGCCGTCGATCGGCGAGTTCCAGCAGGCGATGGCGTCCAAGGCGCCGCAGATCGGGCTGATGCCGCAGGGGCCGCTGGCGCCACCGCCGCCGACCTCGCCCGCGCCCCCAGCGACCAACCAGGGCAACGCCGGGCCTCAGAGGCCACCCACAGGCCCTCCAGGCCAACCCCCTATGCAGGGACTGCCGGGACGCCCGCAGGCGCCCATGTTGCCTCCTAGCCCGATGATTGCCCCGCCGCGCGGCTCGGTCGATCCGGCGACGCAGATGGCGGTGCAGCGCGGGTTGCAGGGCGGCGGGCTGCCCACAGCTTATGGTGGCATTGCCAACCGGGCGATGTCATCCGCTCTCTTTGGTCCGGGAGGACCGCAACTACCGAGACCAGGCGGCCAGGGCGTGGCCGGAGCACCGGGGGCATGAGTGAAGACGAGGACGAGGAACTGTTCAGGCTGGTGTCTGGCGACACGGCGGCGATCTGCGAGTTGATGCGGCAGCGCCACATGGACAACAGGCGGCGACTTGCAGCGCTTGGCGCCTGTATCGAAGCACTGATCCAAGGCTGTGAGAACGCGACTGCGCGGCATTATCTGTTGTGCGGACTCGTAACCAAAGTGATGGAAGGCGTGCTGCTCGGACACGAAGAAGACGCAGGATGCCAGGGCGTGGCCGGAGCACCAGGAGCATAGGAGGGACAGATGCCGGGATTACTCGACAAGGCGGTCAACCGGATCAAGAGCCGGGGCGTGGCGACCAAGAGCGCGTGGCCAATGGCGGTCGCGGCGCTGCAAAAGGCCGGTGATCTGAAGAAAGGCACCGTGAAGGCGACCGCGAAGGGCACCGCGCGCAACGCGATGAGCCGCGCCCAGCGACAGGCGAAACCACCGTGAGCGAGACGCTACTTGCAATCATCGAGGAAGCGGAAAGCGCCAGCCGTCAGAAGTTGGCGCTGAAGCAACTGAGGCTCGGAAACATTTGCCGGATCATTGAGGAGAAACTTGGCATGGCAGGCACCAGGAAAGGCACCACCGGCAAGTCCGGGACGATCAAGAGCACCGGCGGGCAGAACAAGCCGGTCGGTGGCACCGGCGGCGGCGGCGGCGCGCGCGGACAGGCCAACCTGTCCACCCTCGGCAAGACCACGCCGGGCGGGCGCGGGCCAGTGCCCAAGGCGAAGTAATGTCCGGCGGTGACCGAGTGCGCCGAATATTGGACGAGGTGGGTCTGCCAGATGGACTGCCGCTCAGTCAGTGGCGCCCGGAGCAGATCGAGACGCTGTTGCAGTTGTTATGGGAGGTGAAACTCCACGCTTGGAAGTTCAGGGAACTTCTTGGCGAAGATCGGCAACAGTGGGAGGAAAACCTGCACCGGTGCGATCTGCTGATTAAACGAGGACGGGAGGCGATGCGCCGTGTCCGATCGTGAGGCGCGGTTTGCGGCGGCCGACGCGGCGCGGCTGCGCGAAGATCCCGCGCTGCAAGCGATCCTGCGCGATCTCGAAGCGCACGCCGTGCAGGTGGCCGTTGCCGACTTCGACCAGGCGACGCGTGAGCGTGGCCGCTATCTGGCACTGGCCATCCGCAGTCTGCGCCAGGAAATCCAGGACCGCATCGATACCGTGCTCGTGCAGGAGCACAACCGACAGCGAGCAATGGCCAGCGAGTAACCCATGAGCGACAGCATCAGCACACCGGCCAACACGCCGGCACCAGCACCCGCGGTCATTCCAGGCGGCGGTGGCACCGACACCGGAGCCGCGATCCCGCCGGCACGCGATCAGCCAGGGCTCAGCATCTCCGAGGCCGGGCGCCTGCTCAACCAGCAACGCCGCGCCGCCCAAGGCACGCCACAGCGCGCCGAGCCGCCGCCGCGCATAGAGGCTCCACGCACCGAGGCACGGATCAATCCAGTCCCGTCGCAGACTGGCCAGCAAGGCGTTAACCCGACGCCGCCGCAGTCCGGACAGGCTGCACAGCAGGTTGCACCGACGCCAACCGCCGACCCTGCGCTCGATACCATGGCCCGCGCGCTCGGATTGCCCGAAGGCATCGCGCCGCCAGCAGAGTCCACATCCGTCGGCCCCGCCATCGAGCTCGACGGCCGCCGCATCACCGCCGACGAAGTGCGCCGCGCCATGGCGGCAGCCAAGGATTACACCTTCAAAACCAGCCAACTCGCCGCCGAACGTCAGGCGCTGGAACAGCAGCAGCAGGCGCTGGCCACCATCCTGCCCTACCTCCAACCCGAGCTTGCGCGCATTCAGCAGCAGGTCAACGGCGTGGCGCGACCCGACCCCACGCTGATCGACACCAACCCCACCGAATACCTGCGTCAGCGCGCGGCCTACGAGGCGGCAGCCGATGAGCAGGGCCGCCTCGGGCAACTGACGCAGTTGCAGCAGCAGGCGATGGAGCGCGCCATGGCCGAGCAGGTGGCCAAGAGCAATGAGGCGCTGGCACAGCAGTTCCCCGACTGGGGTGATCCGCAGAAGCGCAGCGAGTGGCAGCAGCGCATTGCCACCTGGGCGATGGACAAGGCGGGGTTCCAGCGTCAGGAGCTGGCGCGGCTGGCCGACCACCGGCAGGTTACGGTGATGATGAAGGCGATGATGTTCGATGCGCTGAAGGAGGGCGCGGTCACGTCTGCACCGCAGCAGCAGCGGCCAGCGCGCGGCTCGGCGCCACCACCAGCACCCGCCGCCGCGGTCACCGCCGCTGAGACGACGTTCCAGGCACGGCCGAATATCAGGAACGCCGCCGCATTGCTCACCGCACAGCGCGCGGCAGCCCGCCGTTGACGCGGCTTCGGCACAGGTTGTAATCATGCAACCGACACGTGGGCGGAGTGACCCGCTTGGGCATGTCCCGCCGCGTGTGACGTGTCGTCGCTGGCGGATGTCGCCGGCTGCCAGACGCCCAGGAGTGACCCCTTAAAGGCATGTCCCTGGTGACGGGCTGAGCAGGCCGACAGTCACGACCATTGCGAAACCAATCCATCGGTTTCACCGCGCACCACCGCGTGCGCCTGCAATGGAGTGACTTATGGCCCTCGCCGCAATGGGCGCCGCACCAGCTGGCACCTACATCGAAACCGGCGCCGTCGGCGTCCGCGAAGACCTCGCCAACATCATCTACCGCATCGACCCCGACGAAACCCCGCTCGTCAGCGCGTGTGCCCGCGTGGGCGCAAGCCAGACCCTGACCGAGTGGCTGGTCCAGGAACTCAACCCCGCATACGACAACTTCCAGCCCGAAGGCTTCACCGCCGTCATGCAGACGGTGCTCAAGCCCGTCCGGCTCAACAATGTCTGCCAGATCATCGCCCACACCGTCGGCGTGTCCAACACCCTGCGCGTGGTCGACGTGGCCGGCGGCGAGGACGAGTACAACCGCCAGATGATCCTGCGCGGCATGGAGTGCAAACGCGACCTCGAGCTCGCCATCACCAGCCCACTGGTCCGCGCCACCACCGACCCGCGCCACATGAGCGGCCTGCCGGCCTACTGCCACAACGGCATCCGCGGCGCAGGCGCCGGAGTCATGCCGATCGGCGACGGCTCCAATGTCGGCACCGCCGGCACACTGTTTGATCTGACGCTCGACACCGTGCAGCAGTCCATGCAGCAGGCGTGGAATGCCGGCGGCAAGCCCGACCTCGGCATCATGTCCGGCAGCATCAAGCTGTACTTCGCTACGCTGTCGCAAGGCGGCACGGCGAACGCCATCGTGGCGCAGAACATCGTGCAGGCGTCACCGCGCGACACCATGACCATCCAGGGCGCGGTGGACGTGTTCCGCACCGACTTCGGCACGCTGCAACTGGCACCCGATCGCTTCTGCCCACCGCATCAGATGCTGCTGGTGTCCACCGACTACATCGAGCTGGCACCGTTGCCAGAGCGGGACATGATTCAGCAAGATTATGCTCAAACTGGGGACAATAGTCAGGGCGGCGTGGTGTTCGAGGGCTGCCTCCGGCCCACGGCGCCTAAGGCTCACGCCTACATCGCCGATCTCAACCAGTGACCGACATCCCGCTTTACGAGCGCTACGACGCCGAAACGCAGCGCTCGACCGAGGTGTTCACCGATGGCGAGACCGGCCTGCCGGTCTTCGTCAAAAGCCAGAACACCGCGCCGATCATCGAGAGCGCGAAGCAGATCGCCTCGCACTTCGACAAGCACACCAAGCGCCAGATCACCCACGTCGCGCGCATTCCATACGTGATCTGGCAGCGGCTCAACATGCTCGGCATCACCAGAGACGAGAAGGCGTTCAATGCGTGGCTCGACTCACGCGAAGGGCGCCTGATGCGTTGTGACGACGGAAGGAAACTCTGATGGCACAAGGTACCGATCACGCTGCACGCCCGCTCGCGCCGATGAAGCCCACGCCCGGCGTCACGCCCGAGCACGAGGTGCCGGTGTTCACCCCGCCCGTGCTGTTCGATGACATCGACCCGGTGCGCCTGGTCCGGCTCTACGGCCAGATGCAGGAGCCGAACGCGATGGCCGCCCTGCGCGCCGCGGCGATGGCTGCCGGCGAGGCGGCACTCAAGGCCGCGCCCGACGTGGTGGCCAGCCAGCAGGTGCCGGTGAGCGGCCAGGAGGGCCAGGAGCCGCCACCGCCGCGTCAGCCGCCAGCACACCAGCCGGCGCCGCACCGCGAGGCATAGCCCGCTGTGGCGACCTACCAGGGCCTTCAGGATGATGTGGTCAGCTGGTTGAACCGGCGTGACTGCATCGGCCTGATCCCCGGCTGGGTGGCCATGCTGGAGACCGAGATCGCCGAGACCCTGCGCGCCCGCTGCATGGTGGTCTCGGGCATCCAGGCAATCGATGCACCCTACATCGCGCTGCCGTCAGACTTCGCGACGATGGAGAGCATCCGCGACGCCACCACCGGGGGAATGCTGGAGCTGAAAGACCAGTGGTCGCCGCGTGGTGGTGGCTGGAATGCGCCCTATACGTATTTCACCGGGGTGTATCCGAGCCTCTACTACCAGCTCAATCCAACCGCGCCGACCACCGCCTACCGCATTGTCGGCAATTGCATCGAGTGGCTGCCGCACCCGATCATTCCCGACCCGCCTGATCCGGCGCATGTGTTCCAGACCGTGCTGATGGGTTGGTATGCGAAACCGACGCCGCTGCTGCTGCCGGCCGACACCAACAGCGTGCTGGAGAACCTGTATTCCGTTTATCTGTATGGGTTGCTGAAGCTGGGAGCGATCTGGGCGCTGGATGACGACCGCGCCGCACAGGCCGACGCGCAGTGGCAGCAGGTAGTCACTCGTGCCAATCTCTGGAAGCAACAATCAGATATGAGCGGGGCGCCGCTTCGCGCCGAGCCGGCGGTGGTGTTCTGATGGCCGCCATCGCCACCCCGTTCGGTTGCTTCGTCGGCCTGGTGTCAGCCGACACCGGCACCGAAGTGACCATGGTCAGCTTCGGCAACTATCGCCGCCAGCCCGCCACCATGGTGCTGTGCGCCGATGGCGTGACCATCGCCAATCTCGCCGCGGTCGAATGGCAGGTCGCGAAACGCGACTGGGGGCCGATCGATCAGGTGCAGCTGTGGGACTCGCCGTTCGGCACCGCCGACACTGCCGTCATGTTTGCCGGCACCTTCCCGACCGCGACCGTGGTGGATGCCGCGCAGTACACCATCCTGCGCATTCCGCCGGCCGGTATTGCCGGCATCCAGGCTGCGACCCCGCCGCGGCCGTATGGCACCGGGGCCTACGGTATCGGCCCCTATTCGACCAACCGTGGGCTGCTGCTGTCGGGTGACGGCGTGCTGCTGGAAATCACGTTCGACAGATCGGGGCATGTGTGTGAGCCGGGAGAATGGAGTCCCGGACCATTCCAGCGGGCCGCGTAATGATGTATATTTCGCAGATGCCCCGCAAGACAGTCCCTTGGCAGGATCACGTCATTCCTGAGCCTAATTCTGGCTGTTTGCTTTGGGAGGGATGGTTCAAGGGCAACGGCTATGCTGGCATCCAGCGCGACGGCAAGAGTGTCTACGTGCATCGACTGGTCTGGGAGGAAGCGCACGGTCCAATCCCGGATGGAATGCATGTTCTCCATCGCTGTGATGTCCGCCTGTGTGTGAACATCGATCATTTATTCCTCGGCACCCGATTAGACAACATGCAAGACATGGCCGCCAAAGGCCGTGGGAACAATGAGGCCCACGGTTACCGGCGGCTTTGGGATGAATGCAGCAGCGGACATCCGTTCACCGAAGAAAACACCAGATACTACAAGGCGTGGCGATATTGCCGTGAGTGTCAGAGGAACCGCGATCGAGGACGCAGCCGATGAGCGATTCTACGACTACTCCTAATATTGGACTGAAAAAGCCTACGTATGACAGTGACGAGGATCAATGGGGTTATGATCTGAACGACAACTGCGATGTCCTAGACACGCTGCTGGCACACACCGGCACCACCACGTTTCTGCCGACCGCCGGGGGCACCATGACCGGCAACCTGACGCTCCCGAACGATCCATCGAGCGCACTACAGGCGGCCACCAAGCAGTACGTGGACGCGCACGTGTTCACCGACGCCGCCAACGATACGTTCACCTACGGTCGCCACGCCAACGCATGGCAGTCCGTCGTGCCGCTAGCCGGCGGCACTATGACCGGACTGCTGACGCTGTCCGCCGATCCCACCGCGGCGCAGGGGGCGGCCACCAAGGGTTACGTGGACGCGCGGGTCGCGTCAGGTGTGGCCGGCGTTGCGCAGTTCAACGGCAGGGTCGGCACGGTCGGGTTTCTGGCCACCGACCTGACCAGCGTCAACGGCGCGGTGATCACCGCCAGCGATACCGCGCCGGCATCACCGGTCGCCAATCAGCTGTGGTTCGATAGCGTCGGCGGGCAGTTATACATCTGGTTCGGTGACGCCAACTCGTCGCAGTGGGTCTCCACCACCAGCCGCAGGCTCGTGTGATGCTTGACTTTCCCAACAGCCCCACCACCGGCCAGGTGTTCAACAACGAATGGACCTGGGACGGCGTCAAGTGGGCGGCGATCGCGCCAGGGATGCACGATGTCGGCCGCAACCTGCTGCATAACCCGCTGTTCAATGTGGCGCAGCGGGGGACCGGGTTCTCTTCGGTTGTTGGTTCCTGGGTTTACACCGTGGATCGTTGGAAATGCATTGGCACTGCGGCGGGTGACACGCTGTCTCTGGGCCGTGTGGTGGCGGTTGATAGCGACCGGACAGCAATCGCTGATGAGGCGGTCAGCTTCCTTATCACCAACAACTTTACTGGCGGTTCTGGCGCAGCCAACTCCATTGCCATTCAGCAGCCAATCGAGGGCGTCAGGCGGTTAGCCAACAAGACGGTCACGGTATCGTTTTGGGCGATTGCCAGTGCGGCGCTCAAAGTGGGTGTTTCGTTCGACCAGTTCTTTGGCACGGGAGGATCACCGTCTGCTGCCGCCAATGCCAACGGACAATCTGTCACGCTGTCTGGCGCATGGACGCACTACTCAGTGACAATGACGGTCGCATCGGCGGCGGGTAAGACGTTTGGCACGAATGGCGATGATTATACCGGGCTGAACCTATGGCTTTCGTCTGGCGCTACGAACAATCCGCGTGCCGGCAATATCGGCGTGCAGTCCGGCACCATCAACCTGTGGGGCGTGCAGCTCGAGATCGGCGGCGTCATGACACCACTAGAGAAGCCCGACCCGCAGCAGGATTTGGCCAAGTGCCAGCGGTTCTATCAGACAGGGATTGTGACGATGTATGGCTATGCGACTGCCGGGATCGCTATCCTCGGCGGCGTCCTGCTGCCAGTTGCGATGCGGGCACAGCCGACAGTCGCTGTTGCCAGTTGGACTGTCGCTAATATCACGTCGCCCACGATCTCTGCCATGTCCGCTGCCGCGATCAATTACTTTGGCACTGTTACTGCTACTGGACAGGGGCAGTTGTTCGGGCCGTTCACCGCGTCGGCGGACCTCTGACATGGCACAACCATACCAACTGATCGCCAACTACGACGGCGTGCTGCGCATCGAGGACAACGCGCACATCCCGAACGACGGCGGCAACCGCGACTGGCAGGAGTACCAGGCGTGGCTGGCCGAGGGGAACACGCCAGATCCTGCGCCGCCACCGCCTGATCCGCCGCCACCCGCGCCGCTGACGCTGGAGGCGCACCCCGAGCGGCCGATGGATGCCGTCACCCTGGAGTACATGACCACCGAGTTGGCCAAGGTCACCGGCCGCATCGACGCGCTGGAAAGGAAATAACCATGCCCACGCAAGCCGGAATGATGTTCTCAGGTGCGCAGCCCAATCCGCAATGGGTGCCGGCCAGTGGCCAGCCACTGTTCGTGCTCTACAGCAAGCAGACGCGGCGCCCGCACGCCGGCATCAGCTATGGCGATCGGCGCGACTATATCCGCCGGGTCGGCTGGCGCGGCCGACGGCGTGGGCTCGGGCCATTAGGCTGGGTGGTGTGCATGCCATTCGACCCCGCTGCCAACTTTGTGGTCACCACCGCGGACGATAACGTCGAGAGCAATCTGGCGAGCCCGCCAACGGTGCTCAACCCACCCGCGGGGATCAAGTAATGGCGGACACCTATACGCCCAACCTGGGCCTCACGCTGCCCGAGATTGGTGCCAGCCGCGACACCTGGGGCAACAAGTTGAACGCCAACACCACGACCATTGACCAGCAACTCGGCATGGCGATGCCGATCGGCGCGATGCTCGACTTCGCCGGGCCAAACGCACCATCAGGCTGGCTGATCTGCGACGGGCGCCTGATCTCCCGCACCACCTATGCGGCACTGTTCGCGGTAATCAGCACCTACTGGGGCGCCGGGGACGGCTCGACCACGTTCGCGCTGCCGTCGACGCCGGGTCGCTCATCGGTCGGTCCCGGCACGGTGATCGACGAGGCCGGCAATTCGCTCTCCTACAGCTTTACCCAACGGCTCGGCGTGGGCTACAGCCAGATCGCGCAGGCCCACCTGCCGGCGCTCTCGCTCACCACCGACACCGTGGCCGCGCACGCCCATAGCGGCGTCACCGCGCCCGGCGGCAATCACAATCACGGCCTCGACTGGCAGGGCGACCACATCCACAGCACCGACGTGCAGGGCTGGCATGCCCATGGCGGCAGCACCGACGCGCAGGGCCAGCATACCCACGGCTATAACCAGCCAAACTATCAATCCGGCGCCGGGCTGGCTGCGGGCTCGCAAATATCGACCCCTACGACGCCCGCGCAGACCGATCCGGCCGGCAACCACGCGCACAACATCAGCACCGACACCCAGGGCGGCCACGGCCACAACCTCAGCACCAACGGCGGCCACGCACACAACGTCAGCTATTCCGGCAATCTCCAACTCGGCATCTATGCCGACGGCAGCCACAGCCACGCGGTGGCGCTCGGTGGCAGCGGGCAGTGGCTATATGTGCGCAGCCCGCTGATATGCGTCACCAAAATCATCTTCGCCGGCAGTCAGGCGGCCCTGCTTGGCGCCGTCGCGGCAGCCACCGCACAACGACGCCTGTCCGCCCCGCTGCGTGGTGGCATGCGCGGCCAACTGCGACTGAACTGATATGCCGCGGGTCGCCCAGGCCCCGCCGCCCGGAATCGTCCGCAACGGCACCCCCGAGGCGACTCCTGGACGCTGGTTCGACGCCTCCAACATGCGGTTCCGCGAGGGCCAGTTGCAACCGATCGGCGGCAACGTCGCTTTCCCCAACGCGGTCACACCCGATCTGCCACGCGACATCCTGACCTGGCACGACAACGCCCATGTGCGCTGGTGCGCGATCGGCACGGATACAAAACTCTATGCGTTCCGCTTCGATACCCAGGTGCTTTACGACATCACGCCTGCCGGCGTCGGTGCGCTCGATCCGCCCGGCCCGTTGGTCGGCTTCGGGCTGGCCGATTACGGCACCGACACTTACGGCACCGCGCGCGATCCTGCCGACATTGGCCCGCAGGACGTGGCGGCCAATCAGGGCGATCTGTGGAGCATCGATACCTGGGGCCAGGATCTGCTCATTTGCCCGACCCAGGACGGGCATTTGTTCCACTGGAGCCCGACCACGCCCACCACTTTGCCGGCGATCGTCGCAACTGCGCCCACCAACAACCGCGGCGTGCGGGTCACCGACCAGCGCCAGGCGGTGCTGCTCGGCGCCGGCGGCGATCCTCGCAACATCGCGTGGTCGGATCAGGAGGATTACACCGTCTGGGCGCCCGACGTGACCAACCTCGCCGGCGCCAAGGCATTGCAGACGCAGAGCTACGCGATGACCTCGATCAAGGTCGCCGCCGGGGTGCTGATCTTTACCGGCAACGACCTGCACATGATGACCTATGTCGGGCCGCCCTACGCCTACGGTATCACCCAGATCGCTTCCGGCTGTGGTCCCGCCTCGCAGCGTGCGCCGGTGGCCATCGGCTCCATGGTGATCTGGCCGGGGCTCCAATCCTTCTGGTCCTGGGCCGGCAGTGTCACGCCGGTGCTGTGCGATGTCGGCGACTGGTTCTTTTCGCTGCTCAGCCGCCCGTTTATCGGCCGGCTGTTCGGTAGTCCCAACCCGACGTTTTCCGAAATGTGGTGGGATTTTCCCGACGAGGGCGCCACCGAGTGCAACCGCTATCTGGCCATCAACTTCGCCGGCCAGAGCCCGAGTCCGAATGCCGCAGGGTCCGCGGTGCCGACCCGCACCTGGACGATCGGCGTGCGCAGCCGCACCGCAGGCGATCCGACCGGAACCATGGACTATCCGATCCTCGGCGGCCCGCTCGGCAGCGGCGGTGCGCTGTATTTGCATGAATACGGATGGAGCGAGAACGGCGCGCCGCGGGCCGCTTCCGGCACGGTCTACATCGAGAGCGGCGCCATCACGCTGGGCGAAGGTGATCAGCGTTACAACGTCACCCAGATGGTGCCCAACGCGGCGACCACGGTGGACGACATGCTCGGTTACCGGTTCATCGTCCGCGAGCAGCCCGACGACGCCGCCAGCGAGTTCGATACCGGGCTGTTCACCGTCGTTCACGACGGGCTGATGGATATGCGCTGGTCGGGGCGCACCGCCGCGATGCGGATGGAGGCGCTGACCGATGGCGACTTCACGGTCGGGCGCCCGCGCCTGCTGATGAAACCCGCAGGGAAACGCTGATGGCACGCTTCCCGCCATCCCCGTTCATCGCACCCTATTCCGGCGACATCGACCAGCGGCTGGCGATCATCGCCGCCGAGATCAGCAAGCAAGCCAATGCGGTGTTCAATTTGCAGCAGGGCACCGGCGGCGGTGGTTCCGGTGCGGACCTGCCGCTGTCCGGCGGCACCATGACCGGGCCGTTGATCCTGGCACGTGACCCGTTGGGCACTATGGAGGCGGCGACCAAGGAGTATGTCGACGGCCATG